ACTCACACTTTATGACCACTACTTTTCAGACAAATCTCAGCGACACAACATACAATGGATGGACAAACTATGAGACCTGGAATGTAGCACTATGGATTGGTAATGATGAGGCACTATATGATATCGCCAAAGGATGGGCGGCGCATGGATATAAGTCACTCTCTCACATGTTAATGGAATTTAGCAGCACAACTCCTGATGGGGTAAAATGGAACGATGTTAATCTTAATTTAATTGAACTCGATGAAATGTTAGAAGAACTTTGATACTTAGCAGCGGGGCAGTTCTTGACACTCTGCCCCAAATATGCTAAAATTAGATATTACTCCGAACAGCAGTTGTTGCGGTTCGTTGTTATTATGCGCGGGGCGCGATGCCGTATATAAAAACGCTTAACTACCCTAACCTACAGAGGTGACAATTCGCGAGTGATATATAATTCAACTTTCGATTTCATGAATAGGAAAAAAATTTGCCCCAAAAAATTTCTATGGAAAAGGTCTATCACATCTATGCAAGACAAGAGTGTATATACAATAATCTAACAGAGACACAGTTTACGAATACATGGAAAACCCTCAAGGGAATGGTTGGTCTAATGAAGACTGATTATGAACTTGAGGATTTGTCATATGAGGAAGTATATTCGCCCCTTGGAGGAGGTTCAGGAAATTCCAATGATCCACCTGGGTGTGATTCATATTGACTTTATACATACTACATGTTATAATTGATCTGAAGGTTAATTCAAACTATGGCTAAAGGATTCACTGTTAAAGCAAAAGCACCCACGAAGAAAGAAGAAGAGTGGGATATTCCAGCAATTAAAGAAAGGATGAAGGGTAAGACGATTGTCTTCTGTTTGCCCGGTCGAGGTACTTCATATGTTTTTCTGAAAAACTTTGTACAACTCTGTTTTGATATGGTACAAAGTGGTCTGAGTATTCAGATCAGTCAAGACTATTCTTCCATGGTAAACTTTGCTCGTTGTAAAGTTCTTGGAGCAAATGTACTGCGTGGTCCTAAGCAGATTCCATGGGATGGTAAGTTGCAGTATTCGGATATTGTCTTCGACACAAATAAGTTCTGGCAACTTTGTGATCTTGCCTTCCCTGCTAATGGTGAAGAGAAAGAGATCGTTGGTGGATGGTATGCTACAGAGGATGGCACGACTACCTCAGTAGCACATTGGTTGGAAGAAGATGACTTCCGTAACAATGGTGGAGTGATGAATCATGAAACTGTTGAGTCAATCTCAAAACGTCGCAAACCATTCACCGTGGACTACACAGGTTTTGGATGGGTATTGATCAAGAAGGGTGTCTTTGAAAACCTTGAGTATCCCTGGTTTGCTCCTAAGATGCAAGTCTTTGAATCTGGTGCTGTTCAGGATATGTGCGGAGAAGATGTATCATTCTGTCTTGATGCCAAGGAAGAGGGTTATGACATCTGGTGCGACCCTCGGATTCGTGTTGGTCACGAAAAAACTCGTATTATCTAACCGCGTTGCTCGGTACAAATTACAAGGAGATTAATTATGGCAGCTATGAAAGATGGTGGTTACATTGTAGGAAAACCGAAAAAAACTCGTCAAGGGGAGGGGAAGCACACTAAATTATCCGCGACCTCTCGTAATGGAGCAAAGAAAAGGTATAGAGGACAAGGTAAATAGATAGTAAGACTCGTGAAGTTTTTCTATGGCTTGTTTGATTGCTAATCTACCTTCTCAAGAGGTATGGGTCCGTAAGGAATATCTTACTGATCATCAGAGTGGACACGGTGAATTCGTAAAAGGCGTCTGGGTATCGGTTAAATCGATCCCTGGGCGTGCTTTTTATTTTGAGACGTATTTACCTGAATATGCGGCAATGTATGATAAATTGCCAATTAGTGCTTTTGTATCTGAACCAGTAAAACCAACTCCTGATCTAACTTTACATAACTTGCAGTTTTGGAACTGTATGGACTACGGTGTAACTGTAGTTCAAAAGCAGTTTATCGGTTCTATGCATTATGAAGTGTATACACGCGATTTTGGAACACAAACCGGAACTTATATCTGTACAATTGATAACTATCACCAAGATCCTGACGCAATTGACTATGCGACCAGTGAAAACCCGTCAGAACATAAGTCGCATAACTTGATTGAACTTGATAATGGTCAATTCTGTCTCTATCCTAATAATAGGACGCGCATTTTTGACAACTCATTGACTCCAGAGACACCAAAAATTCCCGATTTCAAGGTTTCAACCGTATATTACCAAGTTGAGAACGGTCATGACCGCGATGGACTTGGAAATGATGAGAATTATTTCTGGAAAACAGCAAAAGAACGTAAAAATAACGAAAATTTACCCGAATTTTAGAAAAATGACCGATTTTTTAGACAATCTGGGCAATCATCAGCACCAAAAGATGCTTCGTGAGATCTCAAATGACGATAAAACGCCAAAAAAACGCGATTCTTTGAAAGAAACTGAGATTTTTGAAAATGAAGAAGAATTTACAGTGCTCCCTCCACAAACTTTGAACGAATTTTGATTTATACCTTAATAAATAAGATATAATCGCTGTATTTTTGTGCCTCTAGAAAGGGTAAGTCAAGGTTTTAAAGATGTTAGTATGTCATTTCTGAGTAATCCTCTGAATGATGACTTAATTGCTCTTAAAAATGAGCAAGCAATTGCTCGTTCAATTAGAAATATCGTTTTTACCTTTCCTGGAGAAAAGTTTTTTGATGAAAGTTTCGGATCAGAGGTCTCTAGATCACTTTTTGAAAATATTGACGATCTCTCTGCCGAAACAATGAGAGATCAGATTGAGGAATCAATCAATCGCTTTGAACCAAGGGTCAATCTGAAAAAAGTTAAAGTATTACCAGACTTTGATAATAACGCATACGAGGCGATCGTAATTTATGATATTGTTGGAATTGATGTTCCGGCACAAGAATTAGAATTCGTTTTGCAAGCAACTAGGTAACAATGCCACTAGTCAATTTTTCAAATCTGGACTTTAACCAGATTAAAACCACTCTTAGAGACTATCTACAGTCAAATTCTAGTTTTACCGACTATGATTTTGAAGGGTCTAACCTTTCTACGATTTTAGATGTCCTGGCATACAATACCTACATTACCTCATACAACGCAAACATGGTTGCGAATGAGGCATTTATTGATAGTGCTACTTTGAGAGAAAATGTCGTAGCATTAGCAAGAAATATTGGATATGTACCACGCTCTAGAAAGGCATCCAGAGCGACTATATCGTTCTTTGTTGACGCTTCCGATATCACACCCCCTCCAGTCTCTATAACCCTTAAGAAGGGTCCTGTAGCGGCATCTGCGGCTGCCTTTGGCAACTCGTCCTTTGTATTCTCAATTTTAGATGATGTCACTGTTCCTGTTCTTGATGGAGTAGCAACATTTGACGATCTGCCAATCTTTGAAGGCACTTTATTAACCACAGAATTTACATATAGTGCTAGAAATCCGAATCAAAGATTTATTCTGAATAATATTGGTATTGACACTGATCTTTTATCGGTCACAGTAAAGGCAAACGAACAATCAACACAATCAGTTAAATATTCCCTTCAAGATAGTCTGTTTAGTGTAAAATCAGATTCCAAAGTTTATTATATTCAAGAAATCGAAGATGAGAGATATGAGATCTTCTTCGGAGATGATGTTTTTGGTCAAGCACTTGAAGAAGGTAACTTTATTACCGCAAATTACATTGTAAGTAGTGGAGATAGCGCAAACGGAGTTAATAACTTTGCTTTCTCTGGTAAATTAACTTACACAAGAAACTCTGTTGAGTATACTGTCACAGATGGCATCTCTTTTGTGTCAACAGGTCTTAATGCATCTGGTGGAGAAAGTATTGAGGCAATTTCTTCAGTGAAAAAATATGCTCCTCGCATTTACTCATCTCAAAACAGAGCATTAACTGCTGATGACTATGAAACTCTGATTCCTTCAAAGATTTATCCAGAAACTGAGTCAATTTCCGTATTTGGTGGTGAGGACTTAATTCCACCACAATATGGAAAAGTTTTCATTAGTATCAAACCTAGATTTGGTGATTTCTTACCAAACCTTGTAAAACAGAATATTAGAAATCGTCTTAAGAAATATGCGGTTGCTGGAATTGTTCCAGAAATCTTAGATTTAAAATATTTGTATTTGGAAGTTGATTCTAAGGTTTACTATAACTCAAATTTAGCACCAAGTTCAGCATATGTCTCTAGCACAGTCCAAGACAATGCAAATAAGTATTCTGAGTCATCAGAACTGAACAAATATGGCGCTAGATTCAAATACAGTAAATTCTTGAAGATTATTGATGATAGTCACGAGTCAGTAACCTCCAATATCACAAATATCCAAATGAGACGTGACTTGAGAGTTGTTACCAATACTTTTGCTGAATATCAAATTGGTTTTGGTAATGAATTCCATATTAAGAGAATGAGTGGATATAATATTAAATCCACAGCGTTCAGAATTGCTGGAAACCCAAATAGTGTATATTTGGGTGATTTGCCTAATACAAATAGAATTGATGGATCATTATTCTTCTTCACAGTTCCCTCTGTTAATTCTAATAGCGCAACAATTCTCAGAAGAAACGTTGGAACGATTAATTATAAGAAAGGTATTGTAACAATTAATCCAGTCAACATCTTGGCAGGAAAAATCAAAGATGGTCAACCAATTATTGAAATTTCTGCTTCTCCAGCATCAAATGATGTTGTTGGATTACAGGATCTTTATTTGCAACTAGATATTAGTAATAGTACATTCGATACAGTAGTGGATAGTATATCCTCTGGTCTTGATCCATCAGCGTCTACTTACATTTCATCTTCTAGTTACGCTAATGGAGCACTTGTCCGTGAGACGGGTGATCTTGGTACGGTAAATACAGATGGGTTATCAACTAATGTCACTAACAGGACTATAGCAACAACCACTACTACAACCGCCACCAGTGCTACAGGAACAACCACCACGACAACCACTACCCCTTCATCCACTGGATCTACTGGAGGCGGTGGAAGTGCCTCTGGCGGAGGTCAATCTGGATCAAGCGGCGGATCTGGTTCATCCGGCGGCGGATCATCTTACTCTTACTAAGAACGTAAAATCATAAAATGGCAGAAAAGAGAATTCAGTTTAACAACGTAGTTCAGAATCAAGTTCCTGCGTATGTAAGGGAAGAGTTTCCTCGTGTTGTAGAGTTTTTAAAGCAATACTATATTGCTCAAGAGTATAAAGGTGGTCCTGTTGATTTAAT